AGGCTACATTGATTCTTATGGCTTTCCTGTATTCAACACACCAAAAAAAGAAGTAGTAGGTCCTTTTGGAGACGCTATAACACAAGGAGTAATAGAGTATTGGGATAATGAAGTTGAAGGTCTTAAAAGCGATCAGGACGGTTTAAATGAATTTTATAGACAATTTCCGCGTACAACTAAACACGCGTTTAGAGATGAGTCTAAAGAATCTTTATTTAACTTAACAAAAATATACGAGCAGATAGATTTCAACGAAGATCTTAAAAACTCAATAAACGTAACTCAAGGAAGCTTTCAATGGCAGAACGGAGAGAAAGATACAAAAGTTATATTTGTACCAAACAAAAGTGGAAGATTCAGAGTTTCTTGGGTTCCACCTTTAAATCTACAAAATCGTGTGATAATAAAGGGTGGACTTAAATATCCAGGTAATGAACACTGTGGAGCTTTTGGCTGCGATAGCTATGATATATCAGGTACAGTTGATAAAAGAGGATCAAATGGATCTTTACACGGTTTAACTAAGTTTAGTATGGAGGATGTACCTCCAAACCATTTCTTTTTAGAATATATAGCTAGACCACAAACCGCTGAAATATTTTTTGAAGATGTATTAATGGCTTTGGTTTTTTACGGTATGCCAATACTAGCAGAGAATAATAAACCTAGATTATTGTACCATTTAAAAAGAAGAGGTTATAGAAAGTTCTCTATAAATAGACCAGATAAAAGCTACAACAAACTTTCAGTAACAGAAAGAGAGCTTGGTGGAATACCAAATTCAAGTGAAGACATAAAACAAGCGCACGCTGCTGCGATTGAATCTTATATAGAATCATACGTTGGTTTAAAAGAAACTGGATATGGTGATATGTATTTTCAAAGAACATTAGAAGATTGGGCTAAATTTAATATAAACAATAGAACAAAGCATGATGCTTCTATTAGTTCTGGACTTGCTTTAATGGCTTGTAACAAACATAGATACACTCCATCAAGCCCAATAGAAAGAAAAGTTTACGACTTAGGGATAAAAAGATATGACAATAAGGGGTTAATATCTAAAATAATAAAATAAATGAAGATATACACAAATACCAATAGTGCTTTTCCTAGCCAAGTAGTTAGTGACGAAGAGAAAGCGAGCTGGGAATATGGCTTACAAGTTTCTCAGGCTATTGAAAACGAGTGGTTTGACCAGGGTAGAACTAGTGGTAATAGATATTTAAGTAATTCAAATAATTTTCACCAACTAAGACTTTACGCTAGAGGAGAGCAGTCTACTCAAAAGTATAAAGATGAATTGTCTATAAACGGTGATTTATCTTATCTTAATTTAGACTGGAAGCCTGTGCCTGTTATATCTAAATTCGTAGATATAGTTGTAAATGGCATGTCTAATAAGACTTATGATATAAAAGCGTTTGCTCAAGACCCTGAGTCTATGAAAAAACGAACTGGTTATGCTGAAGCTATACTTAGAGACATGTACTCTAAGGATTTAATTGCAAAAGCAAACGCAGTAACAGGGCAAAACTTTATGAATTCTGGTTTACCTCAAAGCGAGTTGCCAGAAACACAAGAGGAGCTAGATTTACACATGCAGTTATCTTACAAGCAGTCTATAGAAATAGCTGAAGAAGAAGCTATTTCAAACACGCTAGCTTTTAATAAATGGGATTTAACTAGAAGAAGATTGAATTATGACTTAACAGTTTTAGGTATAGCCGCTGTTAAAACTAATTTCAATACATCTAATGGTATAACCGTAGATTACGTTGATCCAGCTTACATGGTATACTCATATACAGAAGATCCTAACTTCGATGATGTTTACTATGTTGGCGAGGTTAAAGCTGTTACAATACCAGAACTAAAAAAACAATTTCCTCATATAACTGATGAGGAGTTATATAGAATACAAAGTATGCCTGGTAACCGTCAGTACATATCTGGCTGGGGTAATTATGATGAAAATACTGTGCAAGTTCTATACTTTGAGTATAAAACTTATATGGACCAAGTTTTTAAAATTAAAATTGGAAACAACGGTTTAGAAAAAGCTATTGAAAAAACAGACTCGTTTAACCCACCACCTAGCGACAATTTTGAAAGAGTATCTAGATCTATTGAGGTTTTATACACCGGTGCTAAAATAATTGGAACACAGGAAATGCTGCAGTGGGAGATGTCAGAAAATATGACAAGACCATTTGCAGACACTACTAAGGTTGAAATGAATTACGCTATAACAGCGCCTAGAATGTACAAAGGTCGTATAGATTCTATTGTAAGTAAGGTGACTGGGTTTGCTGATATGATTCAGTTAACTCATTTAAAATTACAGCAAGTTATGTCTAGAATAGTACCTGATGGTGTTTTCTTAGATATGGACGGTTTAGCTGAAGTAGATCTTGGTAATGGAACTAATTATAATCCTGCAGAGGCATTAAATATGTATTTCCAAACTGGTTCGATAGTTGGTAGATCACTAACGCAGGATGGCGAATTAAATAGAGGTAAAGTACCTGTTCAAGAACTTAACTCTTCAAGCGGGCAAGCTAAGATACAAAGTTTAATACAAACATATCAGTATTACTTACAAATGATACGTGATGTAACGGGACTTAACGAAGCTAGAGACGGTTCTGCTATGGATAAAAACTCTTTAGTAGGGCTTCAAAAGATGGCTGCTAACGCATCTAATGTAGCAACTAGACACATATTACAGTCTAGTCTATATCTAACCCTTAAAACCTGCGAAAACATATCTCTTAGGCTTTCTGATGTTTTAAATAACCCATTAACCGCTAACGCTCTTCAACAGAGTATATCGTCGTTTAATGTAGGTACTTTAAAAGAAGTTCAAAACTTAAATTTACATGATTTTGGCATATTCTTAGAATTAGAACCAGATGAAGAGGAAAAGCAGTTATTAGAGCAGAACATACAAATAGCTCTACAGTCAGGAGGTATTGATCTAGACGATGCTATAGATATTAGACAGGTTAAAAACTTAAAGCTGGCTAATCAAATGCTTAAGCAAAAAAGAGCTACCAAAGCTAAAGAAGACCAAGCTAGACAAATGGCTAACATTCAAGCACAAGCTCAGGCTAATGCTGAAAGTGCTGAAAAGGCAGCTTTATACGAAGTACAAAAGCAACAAGCTTTAACTCAGGAGAAAGTTAACATAGAGCAAGCGAAGTCTCAATTTGAAATACAAAGACTACAAACAGAGGCTAACATTAAAAAAGAATTAATGGCTGAAGAGTTTGGTTATCAAATGCAGCTAGCTCAAGCTACTATACAGAGAGACGCACAAAGAGAAAAGGAAATAGAAGACCGAAAGGACAATAGAACTAGAATACAAGCTACTCAACAGTCTGAATTAATAGATCAAAGAAAAAATGACTTATTGCCCAAAAACTTTGAGTCAACCAACGATAGTTTAGGAGGTTTTGGCTTAGAGCAATTCGCTCCTAGATAAATAGTAAACACAATTATTTAATTATATTATATTATGTCAGAAGTAAAACAAGAAGAACCTGTTAAGCAGGAAGGTGAGTTTAAAATTAAAAAGAAAACTCCAAAAAAATTAACGCCACAAAGTAGCGAACCTGTAAAAGTTAATATTAAAGAACCTTTAATTGAAACTGAGCCAGAAGTTACTAAGGTTACAATACCTAGTAAAGAGCCTGTTGAACAAGAAGTTAAAGAGGTTTCACAACCAGAACCTATAGCTGCTGAAGATTTTCAGCAAATACAAGAGGTTACTGAGGAAGAAAAAGAAGAGGTTAAGCAGGTTACGGCCGATGTCAAAGAAGCGTTGAGAGACGAGAAAGTACTAGGTAAACCTTTACCTGAAAATGTAGAGAAGTTGGTTTCCTTTATGGAAGACACAGGTGGAACAGTGGAGGATTATGTTAGATTAAACGCTGATTATTCAAACGTATCTGACGAAGCACTACTTAAAGAATATTATTTAAAAACAAAACCTTATTTAGAAAGTGATGACGTTAATCTTTTACTAGAAGATTATAGTTATGACGAAGAGCTAGATGAGGACATAGATATACGCAAAAAGAAACTTGCGTTAAAAGAAGAGGTTGCTAAAGCCAAAAACTTTTTAGAGGAAACAAAGAGTAAATACTACGACGAGATCAAGTTGAGACCGGGCGTAACTCAAGACCAGCAAAAAGCTATGGATTTTTTCAACCGCTACAAAGAAGACCAAGATATAGCGCTACAAAAGCAAACTGATTTTAAGTCTAAAACTAAAGAGTTATTCAACGAAAATTTCAAAGGTTTTGATTTTGAGGTTGGAGAAAAAAAGTTTAGATACGGTTTGCAAAACAAAGAAGCTGTTGCTGAAAAACAATCTGATATTAACAATTTCATTGAGAAGTTCTTAGATGATAAAGGTAATATTATAGATCACAAAGGCTACCACAAAGCTCTATATTCTGCTATGAATAGTGACAAACTTGCGAATCATTTTTACGAACAAGGTAAAGCTGATGCCGTTAGAGATGTTGTTAACAGCTCTAAAAATCCTAGTACAAGCCCAAGGCCTACTAGCGATGGTAATGTTTTTGTAAATGGTTTCAAGGTTAAAGCTATTAGTGGCTTGGATTCTTCAAAACTAAAAATTAAAACAAAAAAATTTAACTAAAAAAACTAAAAATTATGGCTTTAACTCCAACATTTGGTAGTATAATCCCTTCTCAAACGCAGCAGGTATTAAACACAAACTACCTAACTTTTAACGATGCCGCGGGAGGTGGAACTTTCGCACAACAGTATTTACCTGAAATTTATGAGCAAGAAGTAGAGCGTTACGGAAACCGTACGTTATCTGGATTCTTACGCATGGTAGGTGCTGAATTACCAATGACTTCTGATCAAGTAATTTGGTCTGAGCAAAATAGATTACATATTGCATATAACAGCTGTACTTTTGTGGATGCTGGAGCTAACGAAGCTTCTACAATCACACTAGGTGGCGGAGCTACTGCTTTAAACGTTATTTCTGTAAATGATACAGTTGTTGTTTTAGATCCTGCTGGATTAGAATCAAAAGGTATTGTTACAGCTATTACTGGAACAGGTGCTGCAGCTGGAACTATTACAGTTCAACCTTTTGGAGCTACATCTCTTACAACTGATGGATTTGCAGGTACTGGATTAAAAGTATTTGTATATGGTTCTGCTTATAGCAAAGGAACTAGCATCGGTGCTGGTGGAGGAAATTCTGCTGATAGAGTTAGCGTAGAGCCCGTACTTACTCAGTATGCAAACTCTCCTATTATTATTAGAAGCCAGTACACAGTAGCTGGATCTGATATGGCACAAATTGGATGGGTAGAAGTTGCAACTGAAGACGGAACATCTGGATATTTATGGTATTTAAAAGCTGAATCTGAAACTCGTTTACGTTTTGAAGATTACTTAGAAATGTCTGTAGTTGAAGGTGAACTAAATGTTAACGCTGCACCGGCTGCGAACTATGGAGCTGCTGCTTTACCTGGTACTCAAGGTTTATTTGCTGCTATCGAAGATCGTGGTAATGTAAACACAGGTTTTACTGCTGCTACTGGATTAGCTGATTTTGATGCTATCTTGAAAAACTTAGAT